TAATCGGATCGGTAGTTTCATACTCTACGTTGGCGGTGCTCAACCTGGTTCCGAAGGGGACCACCGAGCCGGTGACTCCAGTGAAGGTCACCGTGCCACTGGCGTACGTAGCCTGCTTGCGACCGATGCTGCCATCGGCGTTGACCAACCAGATCTGACCGTGCCTGTCAAGCCACTCGGTCTCAGCGGTGTCAGGGAGGAGCTGGAGCGACAGCCAGTCGATGTAGAGGAGGGTCAGGTGACACAGGGCGCCCTGAGTGTCGCTGACCACGCGAAGCACGCTGTTCGGCACCGAGGCGTCTGCCCCAGGCAGAGAGCCGCGAACGTGGTCTCGCACTATCGAGCGGACCTCTCGAAGCGTAGGAGTTGCCCAGGGCATCTATGCCTCTTGAATGTCTTCCCACAGGATTTCGTAGCGAAGGTCCACGGCCAGCCGAGGACCCCTGTACAACCTGACCCTGGCACCGATGCTCTCTACGCCAGTTCGTTCGGCCTCGACTTCCATTCTAGACGCGATGCGTCTATCGATGAACGGCTGGATGGCGGTGCGGATGTATTGCTCGACCCTGACGACGGTAGGGCCATGCTCAGATCCTGGACCCTCGATCTTCGAGCGCCTGAGCAGCCACAGCTTGCACCCGATGGGCCAGCCGTTCCAGATCTGTTCGGCGTCGAGGTCTCCCCACCATCCAGCCCTGTCATTGCTGTCTGGGTCAGGCAGGATGTCCTCCTTGCTGGCCAGGGCATCGGTACCGAGGGCCACGATGACCGCGGTGGCGAGCTGCTGGTCCGTGTCCAGCGTCCCATCATCCAGCAAGTTCCAGTCGAGAGTGACCGAATACTTTGGAAACGCGAGGTTTTGAACCAGCCGGATGTCAGGCATTGGTTTTAATCCGGGTCAGACTTCTGCTGTATCGGACTGGTCGACCAGCACCCACTGGCATCCACAAATATGGCATTGTTGCCGTGCTTGATGTGAGTGTGATTGGCATCTGCCTTGAAGGAATTCTCCTTGCTGCCATGGTAGCCTATGACCGAATCATCGCTGATGATCACCGTTCCCTTGCCGCGGGTGATGGTGACTGCCTTCTCAGTGATGTCGATGAAGGTCTTCGACTCCTCCTTGTGCAGCGACTTCTGACCCTTGTCCTGCTGCTGACTGCCCTGACCACCCTGACTGCCCTGGCTGCCCTGACCAGTCTCAGCCAGAGCTTGAGCACCAGCTCCTCCGCCACCCTGGCCCTGTTGCTGCTGCTTCTCATTCTTGTTCTTCACCAGTTGAAACCTGATCTTCTTCTTCTCATTGCCGGACATGATCATGCCGTCTTTTTGGATCAGGAACTGCTGGCCCCATTCCTTCGAGCCATACATGGCGCTGTCACCTGGATCCAATTCCTTGAGGCGATGGCGCCTGTCATCCATGATAGAGCACACTGGAAACGAACGGTTGCCCCCCATGAAGCTGACGAAGCCCTCGGCACCGTCGGTGATCTGACCGTCCTGACCCTTATCGGCTGGATTCACCACCGAGGTGAAGCCATAGTTCTGAGGGGCCTCGACCTTCTCTCTAGTCTCGCCCTTCATGAAGTTGCCGCCCATCTCCTGCATCTGCTTCTTATCGTCGGCCTGGTCAACGATGGTGCGAGCACCCCCGGCGACGTAGCTTCGATAGGCCGATCTACGCGGCGTGGCTCGATGCATTTCTATTCTCTCCCGAGGGGTGGCAGTTGACTTGGAGGCAAGATCAATTCATTGGGTGGAGGTATTGTGGCAGGAGGAGGTTCTGGAGGACCTGACTCTGGCTGAGTCAGTGGCTCTGGAGGTCGGCTGTCAGGGTCTTGAAGGACACCCTGCTGCCCAACGTTGAAGTCTGACTTGCCATTCAGCAGCCACGGAGCCTTCAGATCGAGAGTCGTCAGTGTTCCAGAATTACTGTCCTGAGTAAACGTTGCAACTTCAATCTTCAATTCCTGGTTCAGCATCGCCATGGGAGACTTGACCATGACGTGATCCCCAGCTCTCCACAGCTGTCCAGCGGGACCGGGATCGGCAAAGCCTCCCCCTCCCCTGAACCATCCCTGCACTACCACGGTGGCAGAGACCTCCTGACCCTCCGTCCACTGACGCTCGTATTCTGCCCTCCTCTGAACCTCGGCCTTATCCCAAACCGGCTGACCAGCAACCGTCAACAAGGGACTGTACCTGGCAGCCGTACTCTTGACCTGGCCCTCCTGCTCACTGGCCGTAGGTCCAGAGTGCCCATCAGTGGCAGCTGTCTGGCCCCTGACGACCAGGTCAGAATAGATGTGCTGGACATCAATCGTACACTGCATCTTCAAGATGTTATAGCCCTCGACCAGGTCCATGACTATGGGCTTGGTGTGCTTGCCGATCAGCAGAAAGGCTCCCTCTTCGTCACTCCCCAAGATGATGCCGCGAGGCCTCGCCCACTCTTCCAAGACATCCCAAACTCTCTGACCTGGGTTGACTTGAAGGCGAGGAAACGGAGTTGCATCAAGAGTTCCAATTGTCTTCACTATCACTCCAAATGGAGCAAGAATCTTTCTGGCCGCCTGCTCAAAGGTCATTCCACTAAAGTCGCCCTTCTTGTCGAGAACACTGCCGCGAGCGGCATACCAGCTCAGTCCTCTACCCATCAACAGCACGCCGTGACTGTTGGCATCGTAGGCAGTCTGACGCGTGGTGATCAGACCCGAGGCCGCCAGCTGTCCGCCGAGATAGACCGAGCAGGGGTCTCTCGGCTTGAACTGAAGCCGCTGCCACAGAGTTGGTATTGGATCACGTTCAGCAGCGGTAAAGCGAAACAAGACGCTATCTTCAGTCCACCGCTGCTGAACCCACACACTCTCCCAATCATAGAACACTTGATCGCGAACCACGAGAGTTGCTACTTCAGTAAATCGCGGCATGGTTAGAACGACAGAGCCAGTCCCTCATTCCTCATGAAGGCTGGGTGAACCACCTTGTTCTCGGCAATCAGATCATCTGAGCGAGAGGCATCGTCGTACAGCCTGTATGAAACCACCAGGGTCGGCAGGGGCTTCCCGAAACGAAACTTGATTAGCCTCGGGAGTGGTCTGGCAGTCTCTGCCAGGTGGTACATGACTGCCGCGTGAAGCTTGACCAATGCCATATACGTTGCCGAATCCTTGACGTCAGCAGCCAGGTTCTCGCTTATCGCGAATGCTTCGTTCATCTGATTGCGAACGGCATCAGCATCCTGGCGACTCCTGAACTCCATATCGGCAATGACTCTCGCCTCCTGGCTGAGGCAGAACTGAGCCAGGACAGCTTGGGTCAAGCCACCGCCAGGGGTCTCGGGCGTCTCTGACAGCACCGTCTTTCGAATGTTGTCGAACCTCATCAGGGACACCCCGGCCAACCTGGCCAGCCTGAAGCACTTGGCCATCGGCTCGCCAGCTTCGTCACTGGCAAAGAGGTCCGGCAATCTGATCAAGAAGTCTCCGATGGCGTAGCGTACCTCGGCACCCTGCCTGCCGTAGATCTTCACACTGCCAAGCAGCTCTGTCATGGCCCTCGTGGCTATCTCAGTTGACTCTTCGGCGTCTCGCTTCTTCATGGCGTTGGACCTACAGCTGGGCCGGAGGCAGTGTCAGCTCCTGCATTGGCCTCGATATCGACTCTGTGGCTCTTATGCCAAGTTGATCAGCCATCGACACCACGTTCTCGCGACTGGACTGCTGAGGTCGAGAACTGCGACCAAACTCTACGAAGGTCATGTCGAAGGAGCAATAGCCACCCAGCTTCTGCTCCTCGGTGACGCGATAGCGCTGAACCACGACCGAGAGTGGAGGAAGCAGAGGGAGCTGGAGCTGGCCGTCGCCCTCTCGCTCGAGTTCTCCGATCAAGATGTCCCTGGCAATCCTGTAATCGCGCCTGTACAGCGTCCCCTGATCGTCTCGTGGATACTGAATGACGTAGGCCCTCACCGAGAACTCGATTGCCCTGCGACCCATATCCTCGGAATAGGGGAGGTCGCGCTTGGGAAATTCGTGAACGACTATCCTCCTGCCACTCTCCTTGCTGCCCACCTCGACGTGAAACTGAGCCTGCCTGAACATAGCCGGCATCAGGGCCTTC